ATTTTATTCACATCCTCCTTTAGACCAATGCCAAAGTTGCTAAACCCACTTCTCCAATAGTATCTAAAACTTTTGTAGCAGTTTTAGCGGCTTTTGTTGCAGCATTGAATCCTTTTTTACCCATGTCCATGTATTCTTTGGATTTTTTGATGATTTTGTGTTGATCAAGTTTATGACCCTTTTGAACTTTTCCAGGTTTTTCCATACTTCCCTGGATTCCATCAAAAGCATTTGTTTTTGGGATAAAAAACAAATCAACTTCCACTGTTACTTCAAATTCTAAAACTTCTGAAGAAGCAGCTTCAAAATAAATTCCATATCTAGTTGATCCTGAGGGGGCAGACTCTCCTAAAAATGCATTTATTGGACCATCATCAACAACTTTCATAGAACCTCCAGCTGATCCTGCTTTATTTAAGAAAGCACAAAGCTGAGAGACATCAGGTAAGAGGGTGGAGGATTGGGCAATTCCTCCTACTGGATCACCAGACGATTTCAAGAGTTCAACATCTCTTAAAAACCATGCTGTAGAATCCAAAGGGACAGATCTATTATGAAACTCTCCATTTGCTCTACCAGTCTGAGACCATTTCCAGTTTTTAAGTTCATTACCAGTAAAATTAACTTTTCCTAGTGCAAAACTTGGTTCAAGTTGAAAGGCTGTCCATGTCCCTTCGATTTCTGTCCAATTTCCAACTGGAACAATGCTCACTCTTTGAGAATGAACACCAAAAGTTGAATAAAGGTTTTGAAAAAATTCATATGTTGTCATAGGAATCCAACTGTTTTCAAAAACCATTTTATTATCAGCTTGAACAGTTCCAGCTTGTCTAAATTTTGAAATATCATTTTGAAAAAGATGAAGCATTTGGCTTTTTCCATTTTGCACTGTACTACTAATGGTAAAAGTTTGTTTGTAAGTTTGAGAAACAGCATATTCACTTATTCCTGGAAAAACAATGTATTTTTCTGGGATTTCAACTCCTGCTGTATGGCAGGCTTGAAGTTCTTCTAAAGCATCTTTAGCTTTCTCTTCTTTTAAACTTCTTTCCAAAGCTCTTTTATCTTCTGTTTTCAGAACGTTATTAACATTTGAGACAGGAGCAGTATTTCTAGAGTTACTAGTTGATTTTGTTCCTCTAGAAGTTTCTGTTTGAACATAAGCATCATATCTGAGTTTCATTTGAGATTCAGATAATCCACTATATTTTCCTTTTTCATTTGCCATTTTGGCATCTTTCCATTCTTTGTATGTTAACATACTATATTTACACTTGGCTTCATCTATTATGCATGCACCAGATTGTTGTTGGAAAGGAGAAAAAGCTTTTGGAAAACGATGACCTATATTAGGACCACCATTTTCTTTTGGGATTACTTCAAATATAACTTTCAAAAATATACGTTTAATCTTAGCATCGTATAAATCAGATTTCAATAATTGAACTAATCTTGGACGAAATTCTTCATTTATAAATTGACGAGCAAATTCCAAAGTACTATCACCTTCTTTTAAACTAGTATTATACATTGTATTATAATAAGCAGTTTGCTTTTCTAAAACAGATAATAAGTCTAAACGGTTTGATTTCCATTTGAATACGTAATTAGCTACAAGTCGATTTGTATCTGAAGGTATTGGATATAATTTTCCTTCCTTTAGTATAGATTTTTTCCCCAAAAAATCAGCATCTAAATAATTATCAAAAACTTTACAGGTGCAATTAAGCCCATTTAGCTTCTTCCAAAAATTATTAACAACACTTAAGAAAAAATCTTCATACTCAGGTAACAATGAAGATATGCCATCATCTCCATAGCAGCACCAGTTACTTTTAATCAAAAAATCTTTAAATCCTTTTAAAGTTTTATGAGTATATAACCAACAATATGCAAAGATAATTATGTGAACAAGTACATTATCTATGGTAGTATTAGGTTGACCACTTGGATTACCATTAAACATAGAATATAAATCACCATTAGGTCCAACAACCAATTTATTTACAATGTAGTGATAAAATAATCTAATTATGTTTTTATAATATGGATCTTCCATTAAATCAGCTCTAATTTCTCCAACCATCTCCAGAAACGCACCAGCTTGACTACGATCATAATTTTCTCCATCCCAAATAATTACCTTATTTCCTTGGAATGGTTTCATTCTTATGTCCCAATCTTGCATTGACAAACCAACGGCTGATGGTCCGGTTAAATGTGTGTGTTCTAGCTGTTCATTAAAGTCCAAACTAACCATTCTTCCTATATTTAAATATTCTTGTTCTAAAATAATATAGGTCCGAGGAGGTTTAGTTTTTAGGCGAACTTCTTCTTTTACAGCAAATTGGTGTACGGGTTTGTTATCTCGAAAGTAAATATGAGGAGCATATAAATAATCATGTACAGTATTAAAGTTTCTTTTAAGGTAATCTCTATTATTACCTCCATGACCAAAGCCAGCACCAGAAGTTCCTATAACAGCATTTAAAACTATTTCAGGGGCTTTAGGCTCAGTTCGGGTCATACCATAGACATCTTTTAGAAGATCTAACATAAAAGTTTTAACTTTATTACGATGTTTAAAAATATGTTCATAATCTCTTCCTTCCGTTGTAACTTGACCAAAACGGTCTATACTAACTTGTACTTTATCCTTATCATTAATAGCAGCTAGCCCAAATGAAGAATCAAAATGATCTGCATAAGCTAGGGTATGTTTATTAAACAAAGGAGTATATTTATGTTTTTTGTTGTTACAATAACCATTAATATAACCAACTTTAATAAGATCAGGAACTTTATGAGTCCAACAATCTTTAGAAGTTTTAATGTCGTAAAGTTTAAGTAGTTTTGACTTATGGTCAGGGTGTTTGTACTTTAAAGTATATTTTTTATCCTCTCTAAGGATACTTCCAGTTTCAATAGCATCCAATAAACTATCGAAAATGGGTTTTGTGTTATTAGCTAAGGTTCAGTTATAGGCAGCTGATTTTTTAAACCAGCTTTTGAATAGAGGATCTGTAAGATCAGTAGCTCCGACATATTTGCCAAGGTTACTTTTCTTATCTTCACAACCTATTCTATGAATACCTAATAATAAACCATCTCCATTGAACAATGGTAAACCACAATCACCTGATTGGGCGCCTCCAGGAGAGACAGCAGAATGCATAATAAGTCCATTAGCTTTAAGAGAAACTATAAGATTCCCTACTTCTGGTCTAAAATGGCGAGTGACAGTTGTTACTAAAGTTCCAACTTCAGTTCCTTGGAGTTCTGTACCAAATTTGATAAGTTTAAGACCTGGAATAGCTTGAGCTAATCTAAATACAATGATATCAGAATCAGGCATAACATCCCAAGGAAAATTAGCATCGAGTGCCAACACTTCATTACCTCTTTTAATTTCTATTTCTACCCCATTCACCCCATGTAAAGGACAGATTAGAAGTTTTCCGGAGATTAAAAAACCAAATTCTAAAAAGTGGTTACCTTTTTTAGAAAAAATTTTACAAACACGTTTCTCTTTTATCACTTGTTCAACCTTTTGAATAGGTGATTTATAAAGATCATTTGAGTTGCCAGAATTAGTTGAGTGAGGGGTAATAATTTTACCTTCCTTTTGTAGCAAAGCTTGATTTTTAACAATTGCAACATAATCATCAATTCCTAAATTATTTTTCTCACTACACATATCTTCCCCTTCAGGTTTTACTGTTGAGGTTGATTTTAAATTCTTTTTCTTATTTTGAGGTTCTTTTTTCTTGGTTTTAGGTTTGTTTTTTGGTTTTGATTTACTCTTTGGTTGATTTTTTGGTTTAGGTGGATTAGATTTAGGTTTTTCTTGTTGGATATTATTGTTATTCTTAACTTCCTTACCTTGATCAGCAAATCTATCTCCATCAAATTGATCATATTCTTTTTGATGGTATTCATCAGAATCTGAACCCCAACCCATATCATCTTCATAATATGGATCGGATGCAGGATCAACATAACCAAATCCAATATCAATGTTTCCTATAAAATCATGATTGATTGAGTCATACATTGAACCAAATTCTTTAAAAATTTTAGTTTGTTCTCTTTTGTTCAAAAAAGAAAATTCTTCTCCAAAGATATCATCATTTTCCATGTTTTCACAAAACCTGCTTAGTCTTTGATCATAACTCAATTGTGACATATCATAAAAATCATCTAACATAAAAGACATTCTTTCAACGAAATTTTCAGCATCTTCATCATATAGAACTTTTGTTCTATTACCAATTCTAATTTTTCTAGAAAATCCTTGATTTTTAATTTGTTTTTTATGTTTTTCAAACATGTTAGCATAATTTCTTTTTGATTGATCACAGGCATCATAAACTTGAGCTACTTCTGATTTTGGTTTTAAAAATTTAATTGGTTTCCCAAAATCTTGTTTTTTGATCTCAACAAAAGCAGTTTTAACATCTGTTTTAGAAAATTTTTTAAAAATAGAGATTAATATTGCTCTAATTAAA